GTCGTCAATAGTTCAGAATATGATGCAAAAAGCCATTGGTGATGGTGCTAGAGCTAGTAAATTCGATGTAATGTTGAGGTTTACTGGTAATGCTGGATACGATTTAGATACGATTGGTATTATGGTTAAGACTACAAAATTGCCATCTAAAACCCATCAAAAATTAGATTTTAAGTTTAAAGGTAGATCTATTCCATTAAAAGGGCAGACTAATTATGACCAAACTTGGGAGTGTCAATTTTATTTAACACAAGATCATGCTATAAAGAATGCATTTGAATTATGGGTAGAAGCATTAGACCAAAAACATAATTATCATAATCCTAATGATTATAAAGGTTTACCAACATTACAGGGTAATCATTATACTAATGGGTATGTTGTTCCTGAGATGCATATATATCAGAAAGATTTCGATAATACTGCTAAGACAGCTAAATATATTATGTATAATGTGTATCCTACGGAGATATCTACAGTGCAGTATGATGCTGAAGGTAGAGGCCAAATATCTTTATTTACTGTGACGTTTTCATATAGTCATTATAAGTCAGAAGTTATGAAGAGTAAAGATGGTAATTTCATCGATAATTTAGTTAACCGAATTAATAATGAAACCAAAGAATTTATTGACGAGAAAATGCAGTCATTGAGCAATGCTATAAATGGATTTATTGGTGAAGATGCATTAACTAGTTTAGAAAATTATGGTAAGTCTACTGAAGATTTTTTGTTTAGTGATGGTGCTAAACCAGCTACACCTAAGACAGTATCACAATTAACAAGAGGTGGTTTAGGTGCTGCACATATGCCAAGTAAAATAGGCGAATAATTTAAAAGGATTTTAAATGTTTACAATTAGTGATCTTAAATAGCATCTTGGACCTGGTTTAGGTTTAAGAAAAAATAAATACTTATTAGAGATACCTATACCTGGAATTGAAGGTGAAAAATTAAATGTATTATGTAGAAGTGCAGGATTACCAGAACGTCAGATAACAACAACACATGTATGGCATAAAGGAAGACGATATAATACACGTGGTGAGACTGATTATATGGGTTCATATGAAGTGTCTATATTAGATGATTCAGCAATGAACATCAGAAAAACATTCGATAAGTGGTTAAAGAAAGTTGATGATTCAGGGGAAGAAGGTGGTTTAGCATCATATGAGGGTAATTTAAAAGATTTATTAGATGTAGCTAAATCAGGCCTTACAGTGTTGAATCAGGTTAAGAATGTTACTAAAGACCCTAGCGATGCTATTGGTGGATATTTTTTAGGTATGATAGACCCAGAGGGGGCAGATGCAACAGCTAAATATCAAACAGACATAAACATTTGGCAATTATCAGCTAGCGGTGAAAAGGTATACGGGTATAAGTTACAGAATGCGTTTCCACAAACAGTTGGAATTGTTACATTAGATGATGGTGAAGAGAATACATTATCGGAGTTCAGTGTTACATTTGCATTTAGTGAATTTATTCCGTTAGAAAACCAGTCATTTGGTGAAGAATTATTAAGAACTACAATTGGTGATTCAGGTAATGAAGTTGTAAATGGTGTCGAAGCTTTATTTGATTGATAAGTAAATAATTAAATATATAAATAATAATAAAACAATATATATATATATATATTTAACGGTAAAAATAACAGGAGAAATTAACAATGGCAAATAAATTGTCTCAATTAAAGAATGCTTTAGGTGCAGGTGCTAGAGCTAATAAATATAGAATTGGATTTAGTATCCCTGCTACTGTTCCGGTGTCTTCTAATTTGCGGGATGCTGAAGTACTTTGTAAAGGTTCATCTTTCCCTGGTGCGACGATTGGTCAAATTGAAGCATATAATCAAGGTAGAAAGTTGGTATTGCCTGGTGATACTACATATACTAATATTTGGACATTAACATTTTATCAAACTGAAGATCATGCTTTGCGTAAAGATATGATTTCATGGATGACATCTGCTGATAACTTCCAAAATAATACACATTCAGGTAATCCTACTGATGTAATGAGTGAGTTAAATGTTGAGCAATTGGATAGTGCTGGTAATGTAACTGCTACTTACACGATGCATAATGTATTTGTGCAGGAAGTTTCAGAATTAACAGTTGGTGATGATCAAATTGATACATTACAAGAATTCGATATTGCATTTAGTTATACCGATTGGGTTGTTGGTAATGGTGAAATGAATAATCCAGCATCAGGCAACCCTGCCACTAAAAACGCTATTGCTGAATAAATTAGAGCCCATTAAGGGTTATTTTGGATTATAAATGGCAATAAAAGGCAAAGGTAAACATAAAAATAAGAATAGATTAAAAGAATTATCTACAGCTCAATCGAATATGAAGATTAAAGATCTTATGAAAGAACGTAAGACTTTAAGAGCGCGTGATATGAAGCCTGGTAATCTTTTGTTTACGTCTTATGATGCTAAGGATAAAGAACAAACTTATGATAGAACGCCTTTGGTTTTAATATTAAGATCGGGTAGATCACATACATTAGGTTTGAACTTTCATTGGATACCTATGTCTATGAGAATTAATCTTATTAAGAAGATTATATCGATGAATTCTAAAAATATTAAGAAAAATTTGCCTTTAGATTTCGATTATCATGATTTAAAACCAATGTTAAAAAGTTTAGGTTATGCACCATGTATAAGACTATATATAAACCCGCGTTTGGGTAAAAAGGCTGTAATATTACCACCTGAAAGATTAATTGAAGCAGCAAGATTGAAGAGTGAATCATTTACTAATGGTAGATATTCAGCTACTCAATTATATCAAATGGCAAGAGCGTCTGGTAAAAAACGCAGAAAATAAAGGAGATTTAAAATGGATAATGAAACAATTCAATTAGCAATTGATAAGAAGTACTCTGATTTCTCAGATAAAGTTAAAGCCGCGTTAAATACTAAAATGAGTAATCATCCAACTATGAAACAGCATACAGATGATATTAGTGAGATTAAGGAATATAAGAAAATATTTTCACAGATCAGCTCTAATGGTGAAGAGGAGTAAGTTATGAAACTTATTTATGATTTAGATGCTACTAATACATTTGAGGTTGAAGAAAACCTTGATGAATCAAGTGGTAAGAAAACAAAGAAATATAAGATAAGTGGTGTATTTAGTACAATAGGTAAGAGAAATCGTAATGGTCGTATTTACCCTAAGAATTTATGGGAATCACAAGTAACTAATTATCAAGATAATTTTAGTAATGGTTCTATTAATACATTAATGGAATATGAACATCCAGCACGTGCAAATATTAAGCCTATGGATGCAGTAGCAAAAATTACCAAGTTAAACGTCGAAGGTGATTATGTTATTGGTGAAGCTGTTTTATTGAATAATGAAAGAGCGAATAAGCTTAAAGATTTAATTGATAACGGTATTAAGTTATCTGTATCTTCACGTGCTGTAGGTACTATTAATAATGGTATTGTTGAGAAATTTAAATTGATTACTTATGATATTGTATCAGCTCCTAGTGATTATAATGCCACTATGAATGGTGTAGTTGAAAGCTATCAGTTAAATGAAGGTATTATTGAAGATCTTAATTTCAGTTTAGATGATTATGGTAATATTGTACCATTTAATGAAAATTTATGTTCTGTTTCAGGTGCATGCGATATGTATGCTAAAGATGACATTCATAGCGCTATTGAAACGAAGTTTAACGAATTTCTAGAAAAAATTAAAAAATTATAAATATAAATATAGTTACGAATGAGTAAATATTAAAGAATTTTATTAACAAATAAGGAGATTGATTACATGGGTTTAAAAAAACTTTTTGAATCATTGGATAATAAGGTTTTCACAGATGAATTAAAAGAGTCTTTAGAAACATCTTTTAATGAAGCGGTTGAATCAAAAGCTATTATTCTAATGGATGAAAAATTAGAAGAAAAAATGGATGAGTTGGAGGAACGTGCCGACGAACACATTAAATTATTAAATGAAGATAAAGAAAAAGAACTTAATGAAGCTAAAGAAGAAATATCCAACAATGTTAACATGTATCTTGATCGTGTTGTTGATGATTTCTTAGAAGAAGTAAAAACAAAATTGGATGAGTCTGTATTATCTGAAAAAGCTGATATGATAGTTGAAGCATTCGATAGTATGTTGATTGCTACAGGTGTTAAGGTTGCTGATATTGTTGAAGCAAAAGATAATTCTAATGTTTCTAAACAATTAGAAGAATCTAAGGTAAAATATGATGCATTAGTTGAAGAAGTATTTTCTTTGAAAAATGAAAACGAAAAACTAATTGTAATGGGTGCTATTGCTGAAATGTCTGAAGATTTATCTTTAGTTGAATCAGAAAAATTCAAAAAATTAGCTGAATTAGTTGAATTTACTAATGACAGTAAATATGTTGAAAAACTTGAAACTATTAAAGAAAGTGTTCAAGGTACTTCAAAATCAGAAGACAACATTAATGAAAACACTGATAAAGACGAACCAGAAGCCGATTGGAAGCGTTTCGTTTAATCGTGATTAAGTTTTGTTAGTTTTTTAATTTTATTTTAATAAAAATATAAATAAAAAAATATAAAAAACAAATTTTATATATTATAATAATTAAGGAGAATTTTAAAAATGCAAAAAATTCAAGCTTTACTTGAAAGTTCTAAATATACACCATTATCTGAAGCAGATAACGTTTCAATGACTATGATGTTAAAGAACACAGAAATTGAAAATGAACGTCTAATGAACGAAGGTACTTTGTCTGGCGATGTTGCTCAATTTACACCAATCTTAATGCCTATGGTTCGTAGAGTATATCCTAACTTGATTGCAAATGAGTTACTTGGTGTACAGCCTATGTCTATGCCTACTGGTTTTATTTATGCAATGACTAACCAATATACTGGTACTGCTGATACGGGTTCAAATGCTAATTCAATCATAATCGAGATGTCACGTCCTACTGGTTTAGTTGCTGGTGGTACAATTACTGGTGATACTTCTGGCGCAGTAGCTACTGTTGTTTATGTTGAAGGTGCTAAGCTTTTAGTTGAACTTACAGCTGGTATTTTAACAGCTGAGACAATTAATACTGGTGCAGAAACTATTACAGGTATCTTTACTAACGAAGCATCATTCTCAAGAATATTCAAGAATTACACTGGTTCTTATTCAACTGCGGAAGCAGAACAATTATCACGTGATATGCGTGAAGTTGGTTTCAGTATTGCGAAGAAAACTGTTGAAGCACGTTCAAGAGCTTTAAAAGGTCAATATACTGTTGAAATGTATCAAGATTTGAAAAATCAACATGGCAAATTAGCTGATGAAGAAATCATGAGTATGATGTCCTATGAAATGCAAGCTGAATTAGATCGTGAAGTTGTTGATTTTGTTAATGCTAATGCAACACAATTGCAAAATACTACAAGCTTTACACAAGCATCTGATAACACAGGGCGTTGGGAAATTGAAAAATTCCGTAGAGAATCTGTTCGTATCTCTTCAGAAGCAAAACAAATCGGTCTAGATACCAAGCGTGGACAAGGTAACATTCTTGTTGTATCTCCTAAAGTTTCTACAATGTTAGAACAAGCGGGTACTTTCAAGGTTGCTGAACAAAAAGCAAATATCAATACACCAGTTTCTGGTGGTGTTGCAGGTACATTTGATGGTAAATATAAAGTTGTTATCGATCAATATGCTACTTCTGATTATTGCACAGTAATGTATAAAGGTGTTGACAGACGTGATGCAATGGGCTTCTTCGCTCCATATGTTCCTATGTCATTCACTAAAGTAACAAACGCAGACTCTGGTCAACCAGCAGTTATCGCGAAAACTCGTTATGCATTGGATACAATTCCTGGTGTTAGTTCGCCTACGTCAAATGACCGTGCTGCTACTTATGCTCGTTCATTCGGTATCGACTTCACAAATACTGTTTTAGCTTAATCTTAAAGATTAAAACTTTTATAAAACCCACTTATGTGGGTTTTATATTATATTTAAACAGCCATTGTAGCTTTAATACTATCCATAGGACTATAATTTAATAACGTATAATCAATAGTCTTTGTCAATAATAATTCATCTAATGTATAAAAATTGGGCATCTGTAATGTAGGCAATTTACGTGGTGCTCTCATTAACTGCTCATTAACTTGACCAAAATGATTCTTATAAATGTGACAATCACCACCTACCCAAATAAATTCACCTACGTGTAATCCTGTAATCTGCGCAAACATATGTGTTAATAATGAATAACTTGCTATATTAAATGGTACACCCAAAAACATATCAGCACTTCTTTGATACAACTGACAAGATAACTTGCCATTTACTACTCTGAATTGTGATAATACATGACATGGCGGTAATGCCATTTGATCAATTTGTAAAGGATTCCATGCACTTAATAAGATTCTTCTAGAATCTGGATTATCCATAATTTCATTCAATACATTAACAATTTGATCTACATTTTCATTGTTAAATCTTCTCCATTGCCCACCATAAACAGGTCCTAATTCTTTCCTTTTGTTATTATTAATATATCCTAATTTTACACCTTGGGAATCAGCATTAGCAGTCCAAATTGTTTTCTTATCAGCCAAATTTAATCTATCATCTTCATATAAAATTTCAGCTAATCGTCTTTCGTTTTCTGAACCTTCTAAAAACCATAATAATTCACTAACAACAGACTTCCATGCTAATCGTTTAGTCGTCATAGCTGGAAAACCTTCTTGTAAATTAAAGCGCATACTATATCCAAAAATACTTCTAGTTCCTACACCTGTTCTATCATTTACATCTTCACCATAATTTAAAATGTATTTTAATGAATCTAAATACTGTTTCACAATTTTCTCCTCAATGTTTTATAAATATTTCCTGTCTGTGTTCGTCTGATATCCACACATTCGAAATTAACTAATTCACTCAAATGAATAAATTTATCACAATCAAAATCACCTTTAATCTTAGTAACTGATATTTCTTCAATTATGTCTAAACAT